GTTTGGAAAGCCCGTCCCAACTGGCCTGTGGTGTCTGTCCCTAATGGAGCACAGAACGCTTGTAAAGCCCTGCAATATCAGCTCAACTACTTGTTGGGGTTTGATGAAATCGTCTTGATGTTTGATCAGGATGAGGCAGGCGTGAAGGCTACTGAAGAGTGTATAGGTCTATTTCCCTCTGACCGTGTATTCATGGCTGCTCTAGCCGAATACAAGGACGCCTCAGAGGCGATACAGGCTGGGGATGCTGAGGCTATACGCCAATCCATCTACAAGAAACGCTCTTATGTCCCCAAATCAATTATTGATGGTCGAGACCTTTTTAATCTCGTTTCTGCTCCTTTGCATGGCAGGGACGCTACTTACCCTTATGAACAACTTAATGAGATCACTGGAGGGCTCAGACTCGGCGAGCTTGTCTGCCTCACGGCGGGTAGCGGAACGGGTAAAAGTACGCTCTGTGGTGAGATCGCGGCCCATTTAGTAACACAGAATCAGACTGTTGGTTATGTAGCACTCGAAGAGAGTGTTAAGCGTACCGGCTTACGACTGATGACGGTTGCTGCAAACAAACCCCTGCACCTCGATAACAAAATCGATGATGAACTCTTCCGTAAATCCTTTGATAGTACTCTCGGGTCTGGTCGGCTTTTCCTTAGGGACGGCTTCGGCAGTTGTGATCCTGACAGTCTTCTAAATGACATCAGGTTCTTAGTTAAAGCTAATGGAGTTCAGTGGGTCATCCTTGATCACCTGAGCATCTTGCTATCAGGTAACGACAACCAAGATGAACGCAAGACCATTGACCTGACCATGACAAAGCTACGGTCCTTTACTGAGGAAACAGGTATAGGACTGATCCTCATCTCCCACCTACGCCGACCACAAGGCGACAAAGGTTTTGAGGATGGAGCAACGGTAACCCTGAACTCACTGAGAGGTAGCCAAGCAATCGCTCAACTGAGTGATCTTGTGGTTGCACTCGAAAGGGATATCAAGTCAGGGGATAACAGATCAAAGCTTGTAGTTCTAAAGAACAGATTCAATGGTCGTACAGGTCCGGCGGCTGAGCTTGTCTATGGCCAAGAGACTGGACGCCTTTTAACCGCAACAGAAAACCTTTTCACTTCCACCTCACCAAATGACTATGAAGACTTCTAGGGCTGTTCTCTTCACTAAAGAGGATTGTCTGCCTTGCACAATGACTAAGAGTTATCTTGAAAAGATTCGGGAAGGCTTTCCTAGTTATGGCAACGCTATCCACATCCTTAAGCAGGAATATCATCCGAGCTTAGTTGGTGCTTACAAGGTAGAAAAGTTTCCAACGCTGGTGATTGTGGATCAGTTTGGAGAAGAGGAGGGGAAGTTAGTTGGTGGTGAAGTTATTCGTGAGCATCTACTTGGCATCCTCTTCACCCTCTCTTCTGTCACATGAATGAACCAGTAATCGTACACATCGAAAGTACGTCCAGGGATAAGCTTCGCAAGCTAGACAAAAAGCTTCCATCTGACATCCACCTCGTCAGGTATCGCAAGCCAACCTGGAAAAAGAAAGAGAAAGTATCTGCCATTCGAGCCTTTAAGAAGGCAGATATCTTCGACAAATTACATGATCAAGGCTATCAAGTCCTTGAGATTGAGAGTGGATTTGGCCTCATCAAACCAAAATTATTTAACACCCAATGAGACTATGCTTTGACATCGAGACTGATGGCCTACTTAGAGGACTGTCAGTCATTCACTGTATCGTTGCCCGAGACCTTGACACAGATCAAGAGTATCGATGGGACAACGGAGATATCCCTGAAGGTCTGAAGTTTCTAGGTGAAGCTGATGAGCTATGGGGACACAACGTAGTTGGTTATGACTGCGAGGCTATCAAAGAATTGGTCCCAGACTGGACCTATAAAGGAAAGCTATTTGACACCCTCATCCTATCCCGTCTCTTCTTTACCGATCTGCTGGACAAGGACTTCAGAAATAAACCTGCCAACATGCCTGCCCAATTATATGGTCGGCATTCATTGGAAGCGTGGGGTCACAGACTCGGCATACATAAGTCGGAGTTTGGTAAGTCACTCGATGGTGATTGGAGTACATATACGCCAGAGATGCTCGAATATTGCAGCCAAGATGTGGCTGTATCAGTGCGGGTTTGTAAAATGTTTGAGCCTAAGCTTGAGCAATACAAATCCTGTATCGATACGGAGCATCGAATTGCGTTGCTCATGGCATGGCAGGAACGAGAAGGGTTTCCCTTTGATGTTCAGGCTGCTCAGGTACTCGAATCCAAACTAAGAACAGAACTTGACTCCATCTCAGACGAGATGAGGGATACGTTCTTGTTTGTTGATGGTGGCCTCTTCACACCTAAACGTGGCAACTCCACGAGAGGCTATGTGGAGGGTGCTGCTATGTGTAAGTTAAAAGAGTTCAGCCCTACCAGTAGAGACCACATAGCGTGGGCCTTTGAGACATTCAGAGGTTGGGAAGCTGTAGAGCGTACCCCATCTGGTAGAGCAAAGATTGACGACACCGTTCTAAAAGAGATCGGAACACCTGAAGCCCTTAAATTCTCCCGAATCCTTGAACTACAGAAACATCTCGGTCAGCTTTCTGATGGCAAGAATGCTTGGCAGAAGCTCGAAAGAAACGGCAGGGTCCATCATTCCTGCGTACTTAACACCAATACAGGGCGTCAGGCACACATGCGGCCAAACCTTGCACAGGTTCCGTCGGCGTCAGAGTATAGGGCTCTCTTCGGTCCCGGAGATGGTCGTATCCAAGTTGGTGCTGACGCCTCTGGTTTGGAGCTTCGATGCCTTGGTCACTATCTGGATCCATTTGACAATGGCAAGTTTTCAAAAGAAGTAGTTGAAGGTGACATTCACACCTCACTAGCTGAGATCTACGGGACAGATCGTAAGTCTGGCAAGGGTGTTACTTACTGCCTTATTTATGGTGGTGGTAATACCAAGCTAGGGCTTACAGCTGGGGCTTCTAAGGCATCAGCAGCCCGCAAAGGTAAGGAGATTAGGAAACGTATCCTCGAAGGATTAGATGGCTATGCAGAGCTTTCTAAGGCCATTCAGGAGCGTGCTCAGGCTACCGACACTTTGCGTGGACTAGATGGACGTCCTATTCGATTACAGGGCAAACATCATGCCGCCCTTAATTATCTCCTTCAGTCCGCTGGAGCAGTCATCTGCAAGCAGTGGGTAATTAGATCTTACGAACTACTAGACGAAGCAGGTATCGACTACTGGCCACTCGGCTTTATCCATGACGAGCTACAAATTTCAGTTGCACCTAGCCAGGTGGCAGACGCTGAATTCTTAATAACCTCCGCAATGAAAGATGTCCAACACAACCTCAGCTTCAGATGCGAGCTCGACAGCGAAGCTCAACACGGTCCGAATTGGGCCGCTTGCCACTAACAAATCTCGTCTAGGTGACATGGCAGAGCAGTGGGTAAAGCTTCTCTGTCACTGGAAGGGCTGCGAAGTTTTTCAAAATGTTGGTTGCACTGGCAGTACTGACCTAGTGGTTGTGCACCCTTCTCTTGGCACTCTTCAAGTAGACGTCAAGTGTTCTCAGTGGAAGACCGACACACCAGCAGGCCGCTGGCATGGTAGTCACGCTAATCAAGTCAAACGTCCTGTCTATGCAGTTTGCGTTATCCCAGAGGGTGATATTGCCAACTGGAAGGTTCACTGGAGAAACCTCAGAAGAGGGGGCTCTGGACCAACCCGGCATATCCCTATTTGGGACTGCCCACCAGGCTGGGAAAACTTCTGGGACAACGACAACCGCATTTACACCACCACTTACACTAAGCCAACCGTATGAAAACCAGACCACCCAAACTCCTGATAGACGCTGACTATTTCTGGTATAGAGCCGCAAGCTCAGCAGAAGAAGAGCATGAGTACAACGCTGACCTGACAGTCATTGTCGGGGACTTCAAGCGTGGCAAGCAAATCGTCGAGCATGAGTTGACCAAGCTCCGTCAACGGTTCAACTCTGATGACATCCTTCTATTTTTCACAGATCGCACCAACTTCCGCAAGACCATTGATCCCAGCTACAAAGGTAACCGAACAAAGCGTAAGCCTTGTGGTTATCTGAAGTTAAAGAACTGGGGCATAGATACATATCCAAGCCTGGTCTATCCACACCTAGAAGCTGATGATGTCTTAGGCATTATCGCAACCAACGGTTCAGTTAAAGACTTTGTTCTTATCTCTCCTGATAAGGACATGGCCCAGATCCCTTGTCGAATCTATGACCTCAAAGACGAGTACACCCAGACCCCTGAAAAGGCCCACCGTTTGCTCTACAAGCAATGCCTTACTGGAGATTCCACTGATGGCTACAAAGGATGTGCTGGGGTTGGTCCGAAGAGAGCTGATCAAATCCTCGATAAAGCTAAAGGTAATTATTGGCAAGCTGTAGTTGAAGCCTTCGAAGAGGCAGAGATGACAGAGGCCGATGCAATTAGAAATCTCCAGTTAGCCAAGATTCTTCAGGCAGAGAACTGGGATGTAGAGAAACAGACACCAATCCTCATCACCTCATGAGACTATCCTCCCGCGAAATGGAGTACATCAGGAGCAACCTGATGGCTTCTAGGGCTTATCGAGATCAAGATCTTCCATGTGGAGCTTGTATCTGGCAGCCCTTTATGGAACACCTACTAAAGAAAATCACAGATGAGCTCGAAGTTCAATCCTGACCATTATCGCCAAGGTGCAATTGAACCTTGGGACTTCATTGTCAGTCAACAGCTTGGCTTCCTTGAGGGAAACATAGTCAAGTACATAACCCGTGCTGGGAAGAAAGATAACGAGTCAAGACTCGATGATCTACTTAAAGCACAAGCCTACATACACAAAGCCGTATTAACCGAATTAGATGAACACCTATCCCCCAGACCTGATGAGTCAGGCGATCCAATTCCGTCAAGTGATGAGTCAGCCAGTGGGTACGTTCACCCCTGGTATTTGCAGGAATCAGCTCAACCTAATTAGTGAAGAGTATGCAGAGTTAAACGAGGCTTTCGTTGCTGCTGTTACTCACATCCAAAACAAGAAAGCAAGAGTTGAGTGTCTTAAGGAACTCGCTGATGTTGTCTATGTAGCCTTTCAATTTGCTGCGGCTGCCGGTTGGGAATTAGATGAAGCCCTGGATAGGGTACACATCTCCAACATGAGCAAGCTGGTCGATGGCAAACCTCTTAAGCGAGAGGATGGAAAGGTATTGAAAGGGCCTAACTACGAACCACCTTACCTAGAAGATTTAGTTTAACGATGCCAAATTACATTGCAAGAACAGGACGAGTACAGAGCTGGCTCGATAACCCTGAATCAAGGCTCCCAGTCTCATGCACAGTCTTCGTAGTAGAAGACACAATGGAAGGTCCTAATGGAATCGAAGCATCATGGAGATTCGTCTCCCACGCCCTACGGAATGCAGCGGGAGTTGCTGTACACCTATCTAAACTCCGTCCAAGGGGTACAGAGAATGGAAAGGGTCTCGTCAGTTCAGGCCCAGTGTCGTTTGCAAGGATTTACTCTGGACTTAACGAAGTACTAAGGAGAGGTGGAACCTATAAGAATGGTGCCTGTGTTATTCACTTAGACCTAGAACATCCTGATGCTGAGGAGTTTGTAGACGCTAGCCGTCAGGAACTTCCCTGGGTCAAGAAATGTCTAGACGTTACACCTGAGTGGTGGGATCAAGCCCATGACGAACTTAAAACAAAGATCTTACGAGGTATCAAATCAGGTGACATTTGGTTATCTAAAGTTAAATATGATAAGCAAGGTGAAAGGATTTTTTCAAACGTATGCTTGGAGATCTACCTCAAATCAAGAGCCACTTGTCTGCTCGAACACATCAACCTTGGTCAATGTGAAGTTGACGGACTTGTACCCGCTTTCTTTGAAGGTATGTCCAACCTGTGCAGCCTCCATCCAAAAACAGGTGTCGGAGCAACTGGAGAATATCTCTCCCCTGAAGAAGATAAGCAAGTCGGTCTTGGACTTCTTGGGCTTGCAAACTTTCTCCGCCGTCACGGTGTCAGCTATGCCTCCTTTGGAGAAGCCTTAGCTCTTATCTATGACGATAATGCGGAATGGACTCCTGCTCTGTGCATTGCTCGTGAGTTCGCTTGTGCCGTTGCAGGCGCTGCTAACGTTGCACGTGCTGCTGGGATGGTCAGGGCGTTCACTATTGCACCTACTGCATCCTGCTCCTATAACTACACCGACATCGAAGGATATACAACCACCCCAGAAATAGCACCTCCCATTAGTAGAACAGTAGACAGAGACTCAGGCACCTTTGGTGTTCAGAGTTATGACTACGGGGATGTGGAGATTGCTTCTGAGGTTGGTTGGTATAACTATAAAAAAGTAGTTGATGGTATTTGTCAACTATTTGCTAATACTGGCCTCTTCCATGGTTATTCATTTAACTCCTGGAGTGACGTTGTGACATACGATCAGGCTTTCATCGAGGATTGGTTTTCCTCTCCTCAAACCTCGCTCTACTATGCCCTACAGGTGATGCCGGATACGCTCCGTAAGGATGACGTTACATCGATCCTCGACGAGGACTACCACGATATTTTTGGAATAGAAGAGGAGGACAACTTTTGTTCTTCTTGTGCTGAATAAGCAATGTCTAAGTATACACAAATTGCATCCAGGAAAAGGACCTGGACCCCAGTCGCCGTTACCAAAGGCGAACTTAAGCCAGGCTCGGAGGAAACAATTCTCCGATGCCTAGCCCTCAGAACCTTGGAGCTTCCTGTGAAGGAGATGCTTTCTCAAGGTTTAGAGAAAGAACTACCTAATGATCCTGGTGTTCTACCTGCCCTAATTTCTAATATGGCTGATGAAGACAAACATGATTTGGCTCTCAATTATGTTGTCGATGTTCACGGCGTTGACGATAGGGCTGAGCGGGAGGCTGAAGCCATCCGCAAGTCGTGGCTTGAACTGCCGGAGCACCCGATCCTTAAGACGGCAATCCTCGAAAGATCAGTCTTCTTTGTTCTTCTTCCCTTCTTCCGCTTCTGTGGTGATGTTGGGATTAGGACAGTGGCCTCCGATATCAGCCGAGACGAACAGACACACACAGCCCTCCATGCAATGTGTGCCCATGATCTTGGCTACCAATCCACCCCAACCCTTAACAAACTACGCAGAGCCACAGTTGCTTGGGCAATGGATCGTCTAGGTCACTCCTCAGATAAGCACCTTAATAAGGACTTCTGGTTGAGACAGTCTGATTCTCTTTACTATCAAGGTAAAGCCCCTGGACTTACTGATACACAGCGAGCCAGGATGCCTGCATTCTTTGAAACATCCAACGTAAACTTACCGCAGTATGGCTAAAGATTTAAGTGCAGATGATGTGTTTGGAGGGGATACCTTTCTCACTCGTCTCTGTGATGAATTGCAAGACTATTATCCACCAATTAACCCAACGCCAAAGGACGACCCACACCTGATTATGTTCAGGGCTGGGCAACGTTCTGTTGTCGAATACATCATTGCTAAAAAGGAGAATTAATTATGTGTGGCGGTGCCCCCTCTATGCCGGACATGCCCAAGCCTCAGCCATTGCCTGAAGCTCCACCACCGGCCCCAGCTCCCCCACCACTTCCTGAGATTGAAGCTCCTACCCCTCCTCCTACCAACGTAAACACAGGAGAGGATGATGCAGCCAAGATTAAGAAGAGGCGGTCTAAGAGACAAGAACAACAGCAAGTATCACAGGGTGCTAATGCTCTGCGTATTCCATTGAATACTGGTGGTACTCCTAAAGCAACAGGTTCACTAAACATCCCTAAGTAATATGGAAGCCTACGCCCAGTCAAGATATACACAACTCATCTCTGACCGGGAAGACTTCTTACAGATGGGTCGGAGAGCAGCAGAACTTACCCTTCCATACATCCTCACTGATGAGGGTCATGTGAATGGTGGGTTGTTGCATACTCCCTGGCAATCAGTTGGAGCCAAGGGCGTCAACGTGCTCAGCTCTAAGTTGATGCTGAGCCTCTTTCCAATCAATACAAGTTTTTTTAAGCTCGCTATCAATGATGCCGAGTTAATGGCTATACCTGAGTTGACCCCTGAGGTACGCTCTGAGATCGATCTAAGTCTCTCCAAGATGGAGAAGATTGTGATGGAACAGATCGCAGAGACATCAGATAGGGTGATGCTAACGGTGGCCATGAAGCATCTAGTAGTCACAGGCAACGCTTTAGTGTTTGCCGGAAAGAAAGCCCTTAAGGTCTTCCCCTTAGATCGTTTTGTGATCGTAAGAGACGGTGATGGAACCGTTGTAGAAATCATTACTAAAGAGTTAGTTAATCGAGAACTTCTACCTAAGGAGTTTGGTATTGCTAAAGTTGAGAAGGATGCAAACTCACCGGGTGAGGATGGTCCTAAGTTTGGAGTTGCCGGAGCTAGTAGCAAAGGCCAGAGTGAAGATGCAGAAGTTTATACCTGTGTCAAGTTAGTAGATGGTCAACACCGTTGGCATCAAGAATGTGACGGTAAGGTTATCCCTAACTCCAAGTCAAGTAGCCCCCTAAAGACTACCCCTTGGATGCCACTTCGATTTAATGTTGTGGATGGAGAGAGCTACGGTAGGGGACGAGTAGAAGAGTTTATTGGAGATCTCCAGAGTCTGGAATCTTTGATGCGTTCACTTGTAGAAGGATCAGCAGCAGCCGCAAAGGTTGTGTTCCTTGTTTCTCCTAGTGCTACTACTAAACCCCAATCCCTACAGAAGGCTTCTAATGGAGCCATCATCACAGGCCGACCCGATGATGTTGGTGTTGTTCAGGTAGGTAAGACAACAGACTTCAGGACTGTAGAGACAATGGTTCAATCATTGACTCAACGCCTATCTGATGCCTTCCTAAGTCTGACTGTACGCAACTCTGAGAGAACCACAGCCACGGAAGTTCAAGCCGTCCAGCAAGAGCTGAATGAGCAGATCTCTGGAATCTATGGCTCTCTTACTGTAGAACTATTAACCCCCTACCTATCTAGAAAGCTACACCTACTTCAGCGATCTAAAGCTGTCCCATCACTACCTAAGGGTCTTGTGATGCCTACGGTTGTTGCTGGTTTGGGTGGTGTTGGTAGAGGTCAAGACAAGATGGCTCTAATGGAGTTTGTCACGACCATCGGCCAAGCAATGGGACCGGAAGCTGTGATGCAGTTTATCGACCCAACAGAGTTCCTTAAGCGTCTAGCAGCTGCGTCTGGTATTGATGCTCTCAACCTTGTTAAGTCTCCCGAGACTATGCAGCAAGAGATGCAACAACAACAGCAGCAGGGAATGATGCAACAGCTAGCAGGCCAAGCCGGTCAATTAGCTAAGAGCCCTATGGCTGAAGAAATGACAAATCAAATGATGGAGCAATCTAATGGACAAGCCAGCCCCGAAGCGGAAGCGAACCCGGAAGTCTGACGGTCAATTTAAACCAGACGATGGTGTGAACAATGCCTGGGAACCTACAGAGATGATTGAGGCTGTGTCTGAGAAGACAGTTAAGTACAAGATCACTCAAAAGGTTTCAGGTACATCTAATAGTTCTGCCGGTAAATATAACCAAGCTTCAAAAGTACGACCAACTTTTGGCAACGTAACAACCACCACCTTCTAATATGACTACAACCACCTTCGATCCAACTGAAGGGCCTAGTGCTGAACAACAAACCGCAGAAGCTAGAGCCCTAGAGCAAGGCGAGAAGATTGCCCAGGCTCAGGAAGAGGATCGTAATAGACAGTTTGATGACTTATCTGCTGGTGAAGAAGATGTAAATCTAATCGGCGGTAAGTTTAAATCTCAGGATGACCTTCTAAAGGCCTACAACGAGCTTCAAAGTAAGCTTGGCAAAGATACACCTGAAGAGGAAGTAGAACCCACTGAGGAGACTACAGACACCTCTGAGGAGGTTCCTGAAGAGAAGCCTGATGAGACTCTGGAGTATATGTCCAGCCTCAGTAAGGAATATGAAGAAACAGGTAACCTCTCTGAAGAGGCCATAGATCGGCTGTCGTCTATGGATACTAAGGATTTAGTTAAAAGCTATCTCCAGTATTACGCCAAGACAACACAAGTTGCAGCTCAGCAGACAATGCAAGCTCAACAGATTAACGATATCAAAGAGTCTGTTGGTGGTGAACAAGCCTATACAGACCTGATGCAATGGGCAGGGTCAAACCTACCTGAGGCAGAGATTGATAGTTTTAATCAGGTTACAGCAACTAATAATCCTGTAGCTATTCGGTTTGCTGTAGAAGCTCTTAGTAACCGTCAACGTAATCAGGAAGGATATGAAGCCCCTCTGGTTACTGGTAGGGCTGCATCATCTGATGGTGTTAAACCCTTCCGCTCTCAAGCAGAGTTAGGTCGTGCTATTGCCGACCCTCGTTATCACAACGACCCTGCTTATCGCTCAGACGTAGAAGAACGTTTGGCTAGGTCTACAGACCTCCTTTAATACAAATAGTTTTATTTAAAATGAAAGCTTTCGCTCTTATCCCAGCACTTTTGCTGTCCGCTACACCTGCATTGGCAACACCTGAGGTTGATCCTGTATTCAGTATTGACTTTGGTCCGGCTACTTCTATCCGCTCCTGTCGTCTTGAGAAGGGTGGTCCTTTCCTTGGTGTTTGCTACAACCGTGTCGTAACTAGTCGTGCATCAATCCTCTCGGTTCCAGTATCACCTTGGAAGCGTGTTGTGGAGCATGTTGTTCGTCTTGATTGCCGCAGCCGTGTTGCTTACCCAGAGGGTTCTACTCGTCAAGCAGTGGCTAATGAGTTCTGCCCACAAGTTGTTATTGGTGTTCTCCCTCCTGCCCCTTTCCTTTTCTGATCTTCCATAGTTCGTTCATCCCATAAAGGGACGCATCTACTCAGTGCATGGAACGGGGCCTGAGCCTATGGAGATCCAAATGACTGACCTACAAGTCAAGCAAGCGGTACGCCTTCAGAAGGCTACCGAGAAAAGAATTAAGCTCACCTATCGCGGTGTTGCTTATTTGCTAACCCGTTAAAGCGGACAGGGTGGTGCAAGGCCACCCTTAGTAATTGTCAGCCCAGACGTTAAAAGGGTCTTACTTAATTGATTAAAAAAACATGAACTACTACACTAATGACAGCTACAATTTCGCTACAAAAACAGCAGGGGCCTTGGCAGGACTTCTGTGATTGGGTGACATCAACTGACAACCGCCTCTATGTTGGCTGGTTCGGTGTGTTGATGATCCCTACGTTGCTTGTCGCAACTACTTGTTTCCTTATTGCTTTTATTGCTGCCCCTCCTGTTGATATCGATGGCATACGTGAACCAGTTGCAGGATCGCTCATGTACGGAAATAACATTATATCGGGAGCAGTTGTGCCGTCTAGCAATGCTATCGGACTCCACTTTTACCCGATCTGGGAAGCAGCATCTTTGGACGAGTGGTTGTACAACGGCGGCCCCTTTCAACTTGTCGTGTTTCACTTCCTTATCGGTGTCTTCTCTTACATGGGACGCGAATGGGAACTTAGTTATCGACTCGGAATGAGGCCTTGGATCTTTGTCGCATACTCTGCTCCTGTGGCTGCGGCGTCCGCAGTATTTCTTGTCTACCCCTTCGGTCAAGGCTCGTTTAGCGATGCTATGCCTCTGGGTATTTCAGGAACCTTCA